TGCGACGAGACAACGAACCCATTGAAAACGTTCTGGATTCTCTTCCAGAAATCCTTCGGCCGATCCAGTTGGAACTGGAGGCTTTGCGACATATGACTAGGCTTAGAGAGGAACTCACGCGTCATGAGAAGCACTGGCCTGACTTAGCCAGTGAGTCGCTGAAAGCGCTCTCGGAGTACGCCACTACCGTCAAAGGTAGCTTTGGTATTTCGAGTTCTGCGATGAAGCGCATTGAGGAACTAGAAACCCTCAATATTGGTCTTCGCGAGACCATCTCCGCTCTAGAAGCCACTGTCGACAAGCTTGAGGGTAACCTCAAACGGTCTGAGGACATGTGCGACCTTTTGTCTGGTCAAACGTGTCATCGAATGGGCTGCGTCTTACGCAAATGATTAACCTTGTGATCCTGTCACCCTGGTCGGGTGGCAACAGTGTAACACTGTGCGAGTGTCTCACACCCTTTGCGGGAGAAGACTATGGCTTCAAGCCAAACTCTACAGGATGAACTGTGTCAGAAGCTGAGGGCTGTAGGCTTACCGGAGCACATTCGTGTGCCGCTGGTTGGCCAAGTCATTCGTCAGGTGCGAGCCGAAGGTCCTGAAAACGTCGTGAGACGCCTCAAGGTCCTGAAGCAGGCGGCTGTGAATACCCTTGCGGGGCAACCCGTGAGCCTTCCATGGATCGCCCATACGGACCAGGGACCGAAAGGTATCTGGAAACCGGTGTGGCGATGGTTGAAGTCGCAAAAGTACCGAACGAGAGTCCGAGCCCTAAACACGGTGATGGTGTACGCAAGCATTGTCTTACCAAAGCACGCGGATCCAACACCGACACAGGAGCGCAAGTTCCTTGGTTCGGTCGAGGTGGGTGAAGCCGAAAGGCTAGCCCGAGACGTCCGTGTAGATACCGCGATGCGGCATGACCGAAATCTAAGGGAGGGGTGCGAATCCCTTCTCCGGATTCTCAAGGCGTCGGGCTGGGTGCCTGACACTGAGAGGGGTATTCCGGGTGTCCTGGAATACTTAGGTCGTCGCCATGGAGTCGACCCTGCATCAGTTGCAAAATCCGAAAGGGTGATGCAGTTGTTCTTGGGACGGGAACAGTTCTACCCGTTCCACGCCTTTCCTCAGGTCCAAAAGACCCTGGGCGAGGTGGGGGATGACTGGTTTGCCTTAACACATCCGTGGAACGGCAGACACCTTGACTGGCGGGAAGTCCAACCGCCAGAAGAGGCCATAGGCGTAATCGGGTTCACACAAGAGCCCGGTGCCAAGTTGCGCGCCTTTGCGAGCCCGAACTGGGTTCTACAGGCCGCGATGGAAGGCATGAAGCGAAGCTTGCTCTCTGCTTTGGACCTCTGCCCGTGGGATTGTACCCATGAGCAATCGAAGGGAGTCCGTGGTGTGCAAAGTTGGCTTACCGAGGGTCGCAAGATCTTCGCAGTCGACTTATCCGATGCAACCAACAACTTTCCATTGAAGTTGCAGCTCGGCCTTCTTCGTCTCCTCGGTTTATCTGAGGAGGATGTTAGGTTGCTTGAGTTGGTCTCTAGATCACCTTATAAAGTGGTTTGGGGAGATGGACGGTTGGTGACGTGGAATGTCGGCCAGCCCCTCGGGGCCGGTCCGTCTTTCATGTCATTTGCATTGGCGCATGCCGCTGTGGCTTTGGCCTCTGAGATCTCGGCAGGAGTGCCGGGGGAAAATCTCGGGACCACCTTCTACATCCTCGGTGACGACATCGTCATTTCGGATGAGAAAGTCCACAGTTGCTACCGAGGCTATCTGGATGTCCTAGGATGTCCAGTCTCGGAGGCAAAATGTCTTGTAAGTACCGTGGCTGGCGAATTCGCCGGCAAACTCATAACACGGGACCATGTGTACCATGGGTACAAGTATCGGGAGATTAGTGATATATCCTTCCTGGATGTGTTGCGAAACCTCGGTCCTCAAGCCCTGAGCGTCCTCACGCCTCAACAGCGTGCGTATGCTGAGCTGGTCTGGGAGATTCCCGAGCCTTACGGGCTCGGGTTCAACCCTAACGGACGTCCGTATGCCGAGAGGTATGCGGAATTCTTACACTTGGTAGAGGCATTGGAGCAGGCAGAGCCTGACACCAAAACCTTACGTCCCCAAGAGGTTGTAGCGAAGATGGTCTACAACTTCAAGTCGCGGGTTTGGCGATACTTCCCCGTTTCCCGATGGGGGAGAGAATCAGACCAATGCGATACGGGTCCCCAAGATCCGTGTCCGTTAAATCGCGAGCGAGTGCTGGAACGCATTCGTCGGACGGACAGACTTGTTTCACCTGCTATCAC